TGATTCTTCATCCCTTGCTGCCCTTTCACCAACAGAACCAAAGTCATAATCAAAATATGGACAGGTCACTGACCTGCACCAAGGATGGAAGGGTGGTGCTGTGACACCCGGTTCATAGTCCTTCATGTCAAAGTGTTCACCATCCATATCCTGACATATTTCTGAAGTGTGACTGTCCAGTGTTGCGACAATCTCAAACTGTTCAACACCAAGGTCTGCAAATGCTTCTTTCTGTGACACACTGTGGAAATATGCCTGTTCTGTCATCACAAGTCTTCCTGCCTGTGATTTAGAAACACCAAACTTCTTTGATATAGTCTTGATTGCATCATCAGGTGCTTTCCCAAGGATGCAGGTTCTTGTCAATGAATTATGAACTTCACCAATCAACTGTTGTTTGGAAGTCCATATTCTGTCAGAAAAGGTCTTTCCATCAGTTGTCCAAGGTGTTGTCAGAAGCTTTTCAAGTTTCCTGTTGTCAATTGTTCCGATATCCCAACCAACACCAACACCTTTCTGAAGTTCAAATGCAGTGTGATAATATCCTTCTGTCAGGACTTTCTTTGCAAGACTGTCCACTTCATCAAGTTCATTTCCAAAAGCAACTTCTGCTGCCTGCTGTGTTCTCAATTTCAGTGCTTCCAGTCTGCTGATGTGGAACTTTGCAGATGCATTTTCAAGTTGTTTCATCCACAATCCATCAAGTGCATTCTTTTCACCATACTGAATATAGGTTTCCACATCCCATTTCAGTTCAGCAAGTTCTTTACTGTTCAACAGTTTCCTTGCTTCCTGCATTGTGATTTCATTATTATCAGCAAATCTTTGATACCATGCTGTTATTTCAGCATCAATCTTCCTTTCAGCTTCAGCAAATGCCGGGTCAATCTTTCTGATTGCCTGTTTTGCATAAGCATTGGAAGACTGTTCAAGGATTTCAAATCTTTTTCGCCAATAGGCTTTGTTTGTAGGTGATACATTTGACATTATTCATCACCATCACCTTCTTCATTCTTTGGGTCATCATCCTGTTCATCAGGAACAGCAGGATTGAATGCAAGTCCATATTGTTCCATGTTTTCTTCCTTTTCCTGATGGATTCTGTCAAGTTCTGCCTGTGGGTCATCCACCCAAGGATGCATTGACACAACAGTTTCTTCAGACAGGATTCCAACAGATTTTGCAACATTGTCAATTGCTTCAGATTCTGAAAGAAGAATGTCCCTGTTGAAGATGATGTCCACATCTTCACCTTCAAAGTCACCCTGTCCTGTGTTTGCCAAATGTGCATTTATAAACCAAAGCAGTTCTTCCATTGATGCCTGAAATTCTGTTTCCATGTTGTTTGCATCCAAATCAATGTCTGAATACATGGATAGAATGTTCATCTGATTTGGTGAACCCTTCAGTCTGTCATCCTTTGCATCATATCCCATTGCATTTTCAATGATTGCCTTCTTGAAGATTTCAAGGATTGCTTTGTAATTATCAGAATTCACTTCAACCTGAAGTGTCCGAAGGTCACCTGCTGCACCATCAACAGTCTTGATTTTAACTGCACCATACTGTGCAAGGTTCTTCCTGAATTCACCAAGGTTTTCACCATCATAGTTCACAAGCACAAGAATTGTGTTTCTTGTGTCTTCTTCCATGCTGTTCTGAAAGTTTGATTCAATGATGTTCAAACCATCCTGCAAGGTCTTCACCATCTTAATCAATGGGATTTCCTTGCTGTTGTATTTGAATGGTATCAATGGAATCTTTGTCCAGTTGTACCCAATTTCAGAACCATCAGCAGCAGTGACAGTGAAATAATTCTGAAAGTATGGTTCACAAGGTGTCAGTGTTGAACCATTCAGTTCAAAATAACTGATGCCCTTGTCTTCATACACTTCAACCTTTTCAACAACCTTTTCTGTTCTGCCTTCATACACTATGACTTCATAGATTCTAATTGCATAATCAAGTTGTGTATGTTCTGAATCATGCCATCCGGGAATGATTTCAAAAGGTCTGATTCTTCTGAATGCAAGTTCACCCTGTTCATTGTAATATGGGAACAACCAAGCAATTCCACAATTCAGACTGTCTTCACCAATTGCCTTCATCAGCCTTTGGAACTTCTTGTTGAATACCTGCTTCAGAACCTTTGCATAATTGTCATTGTCTGACTGCAAAGAAAAAGGTTGTCCAAGAAGATAATTTGTCTTTTGGTCAACCATCTTTTTATACTGATTATCAACTATTCTGTTGTTTGGAAGGTTTTGAACTTCCACAAGGTCACCATCTTCACCAATGACAGTCCTTTTTCTTGAAAGGATGTCATGTTTGCCTGCATAGTATTTTTCACCATCAAGCATTTCTTTTCTTCTTTGTGATGCCTTGAAATGTGTGATTTCCTTGATGATATACTGTTCATCAGAAATTCTGTCTTTTCCAAGGGTGACAGCTTGTGCAATTTTTGCTGCTTCACTCAATAGAAAATCAAACACTTTTTTCACATCCTTTCATCAAACTGCATCAGCTTCAGTGAATGCCTGAAGCATCTTTGGAAACATTGCAGCAATCCAGTCCACTATTTCTTCATTACTTCCCCATGAATTAGCACCAAGACCTGATTCAAACAGGAATGCATGAACCAATTCATGTCTGATGACCTGTTTCCTATATGCAGGAAGGTCACCAAGGGAATTGTCAGAAGGTTTGAAGGTATCAATGATTATTTCTTTGGTGGTGTGGTCACAATAACCATCTGAATCTGATGCAAGGATTGCATCTTCAGCACTGTTTGATTCTATGACATCATACTTTTCACCAAGAACATTCACCTTCATTTTTCGCTGTTTCCTTCCCCATTAGTCACTAATGTGTCACTATCAATCAAAACTGAAGGTTTCACCCTTCACCATGTCTTCCAGTGCATAACGCATTGCATCCATCAGATGATTGAAGTCATCAATTGGTTTGTTCAGCTTCTTTCCAAACTTGTCAGTGTCCCATGTGTAGTTGCTGATTTCAGTCAGGAAGTTCACGCACCGGGGATGAATGATGATGTGGAAGTCCTGAATGAAGTCAATTCCATTGTTGATTGAATCCTTTCCTTTTCTTGCACCCTTTATCCGGGACAATCCAAGGTCACGCAACCTTGCAATGGACTTTGGTTCTGCTGAATCTGCTGTGATTTTCTCTTTGACATATCCCATGTTCATAACTTCAGCATATATCCTTTCATTGGACATTCCTGTTTGATACATTTCATCAAACACCCATATTGTTTTATGTGTCAGGTCAATCAGTCCACACCAAAGTGCAGAAGGGTCATTGGTATAACCAAAGTCAAGACCAAATGCAGACTTGACTGTTGACCGCTGCCTGATTTCATCAAGATTGAATGCTTTTTCTTCCCAATTCTCAAAAATCAGACCTTCAACAATTCCCCAATTTCCAAGACCTGCAACATTGTATCTTCTTGGATTCTGAACCTTCATTCTTTCAAACACACGAAGGTCAGCATCATCCAACCATTCATTGCATAAATAGTTGGTTGTCAATGCAAGGATTTCACCATCAGCACTGACCAAATCTTTCCTTGGTTTGTAGATGGGTTTTCCATCTGCATCTGTTCCAACTAAATCATCAAAGAACCTGTGCTTCATCCAGTGGTGTTCATTCCAAGGATTGAATGTCAGGGTGATTTGTTTGAACAGTCCATCTTCAACTGAACCCCTGATTGATTCATCAAGCATATCAAAATCAGATTCTTTCATGATTTCATATGCTTCTTCAATCCACATCCAACAAAGTGAACCAACATCAACTGTGATGGATGTGACCTTCAGTGGGTCATCAAGTCCCCTGAAGTATATCTTCTGACCTGTTGGAACATAGGTCATTTCAAGTGGGGATTCTTTAACATCCCATCTGTCATCAACACCAAGTCTATGAATTGCCCACTTTAATTCTGTGAAGCAGGAATCCTTCAATGTTCTGTATGTTTTACGAACAACCAAGGTGTTTGCACCGGGATATTTCATCATGTTATAGATGAACCAAAGTGCAGTTGTTTTGGATTTTTTGGATGCACGACTTCCCTTGACAGCTCTATATCTGCCTTTGAAGTTCCAAAAAGTTCCATATCCTTTTCCAATTATGTCAGGAAGATGTTTATTCAAAGGTTTCATCATGTAACCTTCTGCAATTCCTATTCCTGCACCTGTGGGTGTGCATCAACCCTCTTGTCAGGACACCATCATAATATTCACAATATGCAAGTGGATAATATGTCCAGTTCCCATCAATACATTGATATTGGAACTTTGTTCTTTTTTCCCCTGTGTGGTGGTCTTTTCTTTTTTTCTTTTTAGTCTTCAAGTTCATTTTCCCCGGAAAAGACAATTGGTGCAAAAGATGCATCAAGGTTGACTTTATCGGAAAACATTGAATATCTTTTTCCAAGTAATTCAGCAGCCTTCAGTCTTTCTTTTTCATCCGGGTGTTTTATCATTTGCTTTGCTTCAGAAACACCATCACCACAACCTTCAACCACCACAATTTCTGATTCAGCCTGTCCACGAAGAACAGAAGTCAGGTATGTCATCACTTCTGAAGCATCAGCAATATTGTCATTGTGAATCTTTTCCAACTGTTCATCAATATATTTTTTGATGTCAGGTTTTGACAGGATTTCACTTGCAGTCTGTCTTGCTGTCTTTTCAGAATATCCTGCCCTGATTGCTGCCTGTGTTGCATTGCAGTCAATTAAATATTCATCACAAAACCTTTTCTGTTTTTTAGTCATATCCTATCACCACCTTAAACAACAAAAGAAGCACCCCTTCACATTGCTTTTGGGATGCAGACAATGTTTCCGGGTGCTTTCTTTCATAACTATTCCATTCTATCAAATTGTAACATCTTATGTTTCATTTGTCAAATATCAAGATACTAACTGTTTTCATTTATCTTGTCAAGATACTTCAAAGCATTTTTTTCAATTCTCCAAACTGTGATTCTGCTTTTTCCGATTGCATCACAAATTGCAAACAGTCCTGATTCCTGAAGATACTTCATTCTGATAACTGTTCTTTGTGTGTCATCAGGCAGCAGGTCAATCAACCTTTCACATTCTGCAATGCTTTCAATCAGGTCAACCTTCATCAATTCAATATCCTGTTCAAGTTCAACATAGTTGATGACTGTTTTTTCAAGTGCATCCCCTGAAGGTGATGTCTGCACCGGGTCTTTATCATATCGCATTCCCCCGGAACAGGTTGACATCACCTTCAGTTCAATCAACCTGTCCTGTTTCTTCCTGATTGATGCTTTCAGTGCAGCAATCCTTCCTAATTGCCATGTTGCAGACAAAATCAATCACATCCTTCCTTCTGTTCATCCTGAAATCAGGTTCAAGGTGGGTTCATGGTGAATTTTTACCTTGAACCGCCCTGAAACCCCTGAAAACACTGGACTTTCATCAATTTTGCGGTTCAAGGGTTCAAGGTAATGTCTTATACTTATATATTTTTTATTTTTAGTGCAATATTGCGTTGATTTATTCCCTTATATTTAAGAGTTTACATTTACCTTGAACCGCTTGAACCGACACCCCACAAACCCACTGTTTACAAGGGTTTGAAGCGGTTCAAGGTAAATCACAACACCTTGAACCTAACCTTGAACTTTTTCCTTCACCTTGAACCGCAACCAACCCCACTGTTGTCAAATATCCATCACCTTTGATGCATACATATCAGCAGTGTGTGTCCAAAGGACAGTTTCATATTTCCTGATTGCCCTGTCCCATTCCTGCCATTCATCAGTTTGGTATGCACCCATGTGATACCTGATGCAAAGCATTTCTTCTTCTGTCAAGTTTATCCATTGGGACAGCATCATCACTGATTTATCACCATGACCCTTCAGAAGTTTTTCAGGATTCTTCACCCACTTTGGATTCTTGGAAACAGGTGAACCAGTTCCCATCATGACAATATCAGAAGCATTTTCATCCATGTAGTCATCCATCTTGCATACATCATGGAACATTCCAACAATGAAAGGTGACTGTGGTCTTTCCCATTCAACATCAAACTTTTCTGTCATATCAATCAGGACATCTGCAACAGCAAAACTGTGTCTGAACAGGTCACCTGACTGCTGCCCATGAAAACTGATTGATGCAGGTTTGATGAAAAATCCCATGTTTACAAGCCAATTCATGAAAGAATCATCCACAACAAATCCTGTTTTTTCAGCAAGTTTCAGGAAACCTTCTTGCATTTTCTTGTCATTTTCCATCATTTTTCACCCCTTTATTAGAACTTTGGTACAATTTTTACCACCATTTATGGACAAAACTTCCCTGTTTCTGAAATCTTCTGTCAGGACATCTGAAAAATCACCTTCAGTTGCAACCACTGAACAGTCAAGTGTTATACAAGGACAGCCTTCAAAACTGACTTCCCAAACCTGAAGAACATCTTCACAAGCTGTTATCAAATCACCTAAACGCATGACATCACTTCCTTTCAAACTTCACACCACAATGTTCAAATACATACTTCTGCAAATCAGCAAGGGACATATCACTTCCATCAAACTTTTCATATTCATCAAGAAGGTCTTCACAAAATGCTTCCACATCTTCAGCACACCAATCATATTTTTCAACCACCACTTTGACCGGGATGGACAGAAGAAGTGTGATTGCTGTTGTGACTGCATCATCCTTTGCTTCTTCAAATGCTTCCTGCTTTATCCTTTTGATACTGTCTTCAGACATATTGAAGGTTGCAGGTGCAGGAACATCAATCCCCTGTTTCTTCATCATCCGTCTTTGCTTCCTGTTCATAGAAATATTCATATCCTTTCATTGGTTCGATATCATCAAAGACAACTGGAATCATTTTCTTCATGTTCTGAAGAAGTGGAATGGTCACTTCAAGCATCTGAATGTGTGGTCTGCCTGTTGTTCCTGCTGCACGAAGCTTGAAGAAGTGCCGCCATTCACGAAGGTTTGCAGTCATGACAATTTCTGTCTTCAGACTGTTTGGAAGAACTGACCTTGCTTCTTCCTTTGACAGACCTTCTTCTAAAAGGTCAAAATATGTTGATTCAATGGATGACATTTCTGCTTGCCATGTTTTCCAAGCAGGTGTTCCATACTTCAGGAAGCATGGAAGGATGAAGGTCAACTGTCCTTCATAGTCATCATCTTTGGAAGAATAGTTGCAGTATCTTGTGGATTCCTGTGCAAATGATGAAAGTCTGTGTCTGACAATCTCATGACTGATGCCCCGGTCAACAACAAACTTCACTGTCACTGACTGATGTTCCAACATTGCTTCATGTCCCCTGTGAATCAGTCCCCGGACAAAAGGTGCTGCTGAATCATCAGTGATTTTGTGTTCTGACTGATAGCAGGTTCTTCCGCAAAGTTCAATTTTCTTCAGAACCTTTTCACCATCAAAGTCCTGAAATATCTGTGTGTAAGGTATTATTGCTTTCATTAGTCTTCCCCTTTCTCTTTGTGATTCACTGGAAGTATCATCCCAACCACTTCATCAAGTTCATACACATAAAGTGGTGCATTGTGCTTTGTTCCTCTGAAGGTTGCATTTGGTTCAAAGTAGTTCAAAATGTTTTCCTGAACAAAAACTGCTTCATCCTTCACCTTGAACTTGTGCAGCTTCATTTTCTTGTTGTCCTGCTCAACATCCATAATGATATGTGTGTCTGTTGCAGGTTCTAAATCACATAGATTCTTGATGAAGTTTTCACCCTGAAATGGTTTGGTATCTTTCCAAATCTTTTCCTTGTCCAAGTAGAACAGACCCTTTGGAATTCCCATCATCCACACTGCATCAGGACACACCCAAACTTTGTCTTCTGTGATGAAATAGGGAATGTTGAAGTTCTTTTTCTTCCAACCATCCCTTCCATCTGCTGCCTTCACCAAGTCCATCTGAACTTTCATGTACTTCATTCTTTCACCATCCTTTCAAATGTTCTTTTGATTTTTTCCTGCTGAATTTTCCTGACTGCATCATCTGCATCCATCAGATAAACCAGTTCATCAGATACCAACCTGACATCTGCAAGTTCTTCCACAAGGTTTGCATGGATGTCCTTGAACCGCCAATCATCACCAAGTGGTTGTCCCTGACCCCTTGACCGCTTATCCTTGCAGATTGCAATAATCAGTTCAGCCATTTCTTCAATTATCTGCATCTGCTGATTGTCTGTTCCATAGTGGTCTGCAATCTTTGCCCGGTCACTGTTCTTTCTCATGATTCTTGCAAAATCTTCATACCAAACAGCCTTGTCCAAGTCTTCCTGACCATTCTTCAGTTCATGTCTGTATCTGTATTTATAAGCATTCAGAACACAAAAGATTTCCACCGCTTCAGTTCCAAACTTTTCCACCATTTCCACAATGCATTCTTTCCTGCCGGGAATGTTGTAATGCTTTGGGTGGTTCACATTCTCATTCATCATTTACCGCCTTTCTGACTTCTTCCAACTGTTCTTCAAGTTCATATATTTTGTCTTCAAGTCCTTCAACTTCAGATTCTTCATGCAGGTTTTCTTCCACATACTTCTTGCAGTCAAAACCCATGTATTCATCAACAAGTTCAATGAAGTCCTTCAGTTCAAAGATTGTTCTGACTTCATTGTCTTTTAGCTGAACCACTGTTGACATTGTTCCTGACACCCCTTTCAATCCATTCCATTTGCTGTTCAATGATTATGATGTACTGCTTCAAGTTCCTGACTTCATTCACAAGGACACCCATCTGTCTTGAACAATCAATGATTGCAAACATCCCAAGAACAAACATCAGCAGAAGCAAAGCCATCAACAAAGCCATCAAAAAGTTCAACATATATCACACCCCTATCCAAATGATGATTGCTTCAGTCCATTTGACATCTGCAAGAATCTTGTCCTGTGCTGCTTCAGGAAGGTCATCCCAACATTTGTCAAATGCATAAAGGATGTCTTCTTCATCATCAACACTTTTTATCAGAACCCGGTCTGTGTCAGTGTTGATATAATCCACTTCAACATTGGTCACTTGTCCAAGCCAATATGAATATCCATCATCAGCAACCACTTCAGAATTAACCATTGTTATCATTGGAAGACCCGGATGTTCTTTTGCTACCTTCAGCAGTTCTTCAGCTTTGACCATTTCTGTTCACCTTCCTTTCATTTGTCAAACTTCTTTGCAATCATGCACTGCATCTTGATTTCTTCTGTCCATTCCATGATTTTTTCATATTCTGTGTCAACATTTTCTGCATATCTTTCAATTGCACCTGCAAGTGCTTCAATCCTTTCACTTGCTGCAATATAATATGGTTTTACACCCAAGGGTGGTCTTTCATTCTTTGCCATTTCTCACACCCATGACCTTTCTAAAAACTGATTTCCATATTGAAAAATTTTGGAAGCATCACTTCAAACATGGATTCAAATATGTTCACCGGGATTGAATTTCCTGCTTGTTTGTATAGTGTTCTGTTCATTTTCCTTTTATCAATGTGACAGGTTGATTCTGCTGCATAAAAGTCTTCATCTGAATAACCTTGCAACCGCCAACATTCTTTTTCTGTCAAATATCTATATTTGCCACCACCAAGACTGATGACCTGTGCAGGTGTTCTGTCCTGTCTTGTTGTGATTGTGTTTGCATAATCTTCAATGACTGTTGCCCTTCTTATTCCCTTTTTACCAATGACAGAATAAACACTTGGTTGTGTCACCAAATAACAATCACCAACATCTGTTTCAAGAAATGCTTTCAAATTTTTCATTGGTTTATGCTGCATCATTTCAAAATCAAATGCTTCATCACCAAGAATGGAAACTGTGAAAACCCTTTCCCTTGCTTGTGGAAGACCAAAATCCATTGCATTCAGCACCTGAAAGTTGTTTGTATATCCAAGCTGTTCCATATATGCAAGGTATCTGTTGAAATTGTGAACCATGTGTTTTGATAAAACATTTTTCACATTTTCCCAAATAACAATCTTTGGTTTCCATTCACCCATCTGTTCAATGATGTGAACTGTTTCCCACATTAGTGAAGACCTTGTTCCTGAACCTTCATCCCCACCTTTTCCTTTGTTTATTCTGTTTGATGCATCAGCAGAACCTTGATGTCCTGCAATGCTGAAATCTTGACAGGGACTTCCATGAATCAAGACATCAGGTTGCAGATTCCATCCAACAACTGTCTGAACATCATATTTCAGTTCATCTGCAAACATTGCATTGTATGACCTGACCGCTTTTTCATCTATTTCAACATAATCAATGGATTTGACCGGGACACCAAGGTTTTTCAAAGCAACCCTTGGTGACCCAATTCCACCAAATAGTTCTAAAATCTGTATCTTTTCCATTCTTTAACTTTCCACAAATATTCTGTATTTTTTACCACCGATTTTTTTATCAATAATTTGCAAACCATAGTGTCTTTTCACCTGCTTTGAAAATTCACCTGCTGACAGTGGTGTCAGACTGTTTGCAAGACAGTATTCCTGATATTTTTTATAAACATTTTTTGTTGGTTCGTTTGCAATTTGAATGTCTTCATCATCTTCAGATTCTTTGAAGAATCCAAGGACAGGATTGTTTGAAACATCATATTCATCCAGTTCTTCCTGAACCTTTGCACTGTTGGTGAATGCCTTATTCAGCAGCACTCTTTTCAAACCTGCAACAGCAAGTGTCAGAAGATATTCCATTGATTCCTGATTTTTTAATTCTTCACCAATGAAAGGTTTGAAGTGTTCCGGGTCATCCTTCTGTGAAAAGTTTGCATTGAATGGAATGATGACAAGTCTTCTGATGATTGCACCTGAATCCCTTCCTTTTCCCATTCTTGGAATGTTATTTGCTGAAAAAATAAGTTTGCAATATGGGTCAAAGTCAAACTTTGGAACACCTTTTTGTTCTGCTGAAATGGTCTGACCTGTGACAATCTTCTTGAACTTTGCAGCATTGGTCACAAATTCATCACTGATGTCATCACCTATGTTTGCAAGCTTTCCAAACATCATGACAGTTGAAAATCTGTCATTCAGTTCATTCAGGTCAAGCACTGACAGATTCTTCTTTCCAAGCATTTCTTTCACCATATCAAGGAATGTTGATTTTCCGTTCGCACCTGTTCCAGTCAGGATGAATGCTTTTCCACCTGCAAGGTTGTTTGACCTATACAGACAAGCACCCATCATTTCTTCAAGTAGACTTCTGATTTCAGGGTCATTGCAGGACACATTGTTCATGACTTCATCTGTCAAAGCATAATATGCATCAGGATTCCAGTCCCAAGGTATCTTGTTGGTGATGATGTGTTCAGAAGTGAATGGAACAAAACCACCATCAAGGATGTCCAAAAGACCATTCTGAAAAGCAATGTATCTTGATGATTCTGTTGCAGTGTTCTGTCTAATCATAATGTCCAAATAATCAAGGACTTCTTTTCTTTTTGCCCGGTTCAGGTTTGGAAGATGCTGAATCATAGCATTTTCAATTTCTTCATGACCGGGGATGTAAATTCCATCTTTATACAGATGTAATGCACCATTTATCCTTAAAATGTGATGATTATTCTTCAAAAACACTGCAAACTTGTCAAAAAGGAAGGAATTTCCTTTATAAAAGACAGGTTTTGCAAAAGCTTCATCACGAAGCACCACTTCCAGTTCTTCATCATCAAGTGGGTCTTTCATCACATACTGATTGATTATCCTGATGGTTTCCCTTGCTTCTTCAACTTCAAAATCATTTGACTGAAGTGTCAGGATATAATTGAACAGTCCCTGATTTCTTCCATCACCTGCCTTCAGGTCAATGAAATCTGCTTGTGTTTTAATTGGCAGCATCCACTTTGGAAGGTCTTCAGCTTTTTCATCTGCCCCGGTCTTGTCATAGATTATTTGTCTGTTTTGACCATCATATTTTAAAACTTCATAACTGTTTCTTGTACCAAGTTTGATATCTGCTGTGATACCAATTGCAAGTGTGCAGTGTGTCCTGCATGATGTCACCATTTCAGGATTGTTGAACAAAAAGTGTTTTCCCCTTGTTGTTCCGTAAACCCTACACTTCAGACCTTTATCTTTTACAATGTTGAACAGGATTTCTGACTGTTCAAAGTCATCAACATCAATCAGAATTGTTTTTTCAGCAAGTATTCCTGCAAATTCAGGAAGTGACTGAACCTGTTCAAAGTTCTTGAATTCAGTTCTGTTTTTGAACTTTTCAATGCATTTTTTGTTTTTAGTTTCAACATATCCTTTGAAAAACATTCTTCTTCATCACTTCCTTTTCTATGTAATAACCCCAAAGTCACCAAGTCTTTTCTTTGCAAGATTGATGTACCACTGTTTGTCCAGTTTAGAAGGACATTTCACACCATTCACATCATCATTGAACAGAAAACAGTGTTCCGGGGAATTGGATATTTTTTCAGGTTTCCCTGTCCTGACTGACACCTTCCTGACACCTTCATCAGATGCACTACTGGAAGCAAACACCCTGATGCATTTTTCATTCATCCTTTTTTCACCATGCAGGATGCAGTCATATTTGCTTGTTATCTTGGTGACCATCTGAAATGACTTCAGGTCATCACATTCAAACACTGTGTCTTCAATGGGTGTCTTGTGAACCATGTATTCATTCAGTGCAAGGTTGATAATTGGGAAATCACCATTGTCAAGGTCATTCAGCTTCTTCACATAAGCACCTTTTGACTTGAAGTGTCCATCTGCTGCAATTGCAATGTAGTTGTTGACATCCTTCTGAAATATTTCCCGGTATTCATCAAATTCAAGTGTCAAACCTGTTCTTTGTTCCCATTCCCAAGCAATGTCATCAATCAATTCAAACCATTTGTCTTCATCCTGTCCTTCAGGCATTTTCACCAAGATACCATCAGTGTTGGACTGAATGATTTCTGCATGGTCTTCCAATTTCTCAATCAAATCAAGAATCAGAAGCTGTCCATACACACAAACCCTGTTTGCCTGAAGTGGGTCATACAAATCATTGTTCTTGTCTTTCATAACACCATAGGTGGAATTCAGAACAATCTTCAGAACCGCCTGAAGTGGGTTCTTTTCCTTCTTTAGTTGCAGCCTTTGATGATAGATGTCAATGTACTTCTGTGGGTCAACTATGTTCCTTGAATGCAGGTTGTATCTAATCATCAATGATGGATAAAGGGAAGCAACATCCATGTTCAGGAAATATCCCACACCATGATATTTTTCTATTGCACCATGCACACCGCCCCATGCAAATGTATGTGGAACACCTGCAATGTCAATGTCCAGTTTTGTCTTGACCGCTGTCTTCCTTCCTGAAATATGCTTTGCATAACACCTGTTGTTTGGGTCTTTGTACCACTTCAGAACTTCTGTGTATCTTTCCACCTTCATTGTGTCAGGGAAGTCAATGTTGAATTCATCATCCCTGTCATGAATCCTGTGTGCATCCAAGATGATTGCTGTCAACTGTGGTCTTGTCTTTGAAATCAGATTCAGATTCAAAGGTTTACCTGCACAAGCTAACTTCACAAGACCCATAGAACCTTCAAATTCTTCCTTTCTATGAAGGAATACTTCAACAGTTTGTTCAACATCATGTCTGCAATACTTCTTTGTTTCTTCCAGTTCTTCAGGTGTCAGTTTTCTGTCAATATCAAATGGAACTGAAGTTTCTTTGATGTTGTTTCCCATGCTGCCTTCCATCCACTTCAGACCCCTGTCCACATTTCCCATGACATCATAGTTGTTCAGTGGAAACTTATTGAACATTGATGAAAACTTCCATCCCGGTTGATTGTCCCTGATGATAAAGTCATTGCATCTTTTGGGATTCAGACCACACAAAATGCACTTCAGGATGTATTGGTCATAGTGTCTTGAATTGAAGCCTGTCCAAATATCATTGATGTGTGCCTGATAAAATTCTTCAAGTGCTTCAGGGTCATTCACAATGTCTGTCCACTGTCTTTTTTCCATGTCCAAAATGCAGACCATCCAGTCTTCCTTGAAGACCTCAAAATCATAAAAAACCAAATCAACCATCCTTTCTTGTATCTTGGGAAGATACCCCTTGACCAAAAAAATTTATTGGTCAAGGGACACCCGGTCTTTTTACTCTAAAACAAACACTTCAGTGATATTGAATGTGTTGAATCCCTTGCTGTTCTGACCATAATCAAGTGCATACTCAAAGTTTCCGCTGACAGCTTCATGAACATCCATCAAAAGGTCTGCATACTGCTTGTAGCTGACAAATTCAATGTCAGGTGCATCATCCATTTCCTGAACCATTGCACGAAGGATTTCATTGGTGCTGTGAATCTGAAATCCCTGTGTGATAACCTGATTCAAGAAAATCATGCTTCCCTTGTATTCACCATCAGAAACAATCTTGAACCAAATTGACACCATTGGGTCACCCTTCTTGGATGCCTTCAGTTCCATCTGCTCAACAGATACTTCATACTGACCAACAGGAACTTCCTTGTATGTCCTGTTTCCACCATCCTTTGCAGCCTGTTCAACATCCTTTGCAAGACCTTCTGTGTCAATTGCCTTGTCCCACTTTGAAAATAAATCCTGTGCCATTTTAAGTCACCTTTTTAACCTTTCTTGATAAAATTGATATGCATTGATATAAGATTCTGAAGCAAAAACCCTTTTGCCTTCTGAATCGAAAACCTGAAAGACAGGTGGTGTGTTGAAGTAGTTCCTACCATCACACCATTTTCCCTGTGTTTTATACAGTCCACCTGCTTCAGATTGTTCCAAAAGAAACCATTCACCGCCCTGTTCCAAAGTCTGCTTTGCAAACAGTTCAAGTTCAGTCTTCATCTGTTGTCCTTCTTTTTCTTGTCCGGGTGCGTGTCTTGGGTTTTTCATCATCTTTTTTGGTTGATTCCTGTGCAATCCTTTTGATTCCTGCATTGAATTCTTCCTTGCTGATGATTTCACCATCTTCAGGAACTGCATCACCTTCATGAAGAAGAACATAATTGTCATTATTCTTCAGATGGAAGTATGTGTCACAATCAAGAACTTCTGCTTCCTGAACCTGTTCCTGCTGTGCTTCCACTTCAGCCTGTGCAACTTCTGCTGCAAGTGCTTCTTCAGTGTCCAAAGGTTCTTCAGGAATAGTGCCTGTGACCGCTTCCTGTGCTTCCTCTGTGTCCTTTTTCTTCCTACCCCTTCCAGTTGTACCCTTGGAAGATTTGGAAGGATTCTGAAGCACCTGTGCAGCCATTTCATTTGCTTCAGCATATACTTCCAAGAATGCATCATAGTCCAAAGGAATTTCATCTGTCTTTGTCAGAAGTCTTCCACCACCAAAGATGACTTCATTGGTTTTGAATGACAAGGTTCTTTCATTACCATCTGCAATGACCCTTGCAACAATATCCACCATTCCTGCAACCTTGTTTGCTGTCTTTTCCTGAAGGTTTGGTTTGATTGCTGTTATCTTGTCACCACCTTTCTTGGTGATGTCCTTGGAAGTGTCTTCATGGGAAATCAGAACAATGTTTTCATAGTCCAGTGCCATCAATCTTTTAAGAGTAGACAAGAACTCTGTCCTGACCTTATCCCATGCCCTGAAGGAATCATCTGATTCATGGGTGATTCCCATTTGGTCATACATATACAGTCTGCACTGCTCATATGTATCTTCAAGCAGGTCAACAATGATTGTTTTGAAGTCATTTTCCTTCTTTTCAAGTTCGCTGATGACATCCTTGAAGACTTCCCAACCAAGGGTTCTTTTGGTCATCCTTCCAACTGTTTCCACCTTATCCCTGATAGGAATATAAGGTGCATCTACAAACTTGATGTTTCCATCAGTATTCAGCATCAAAGGGTCAGGAAACTTGTTTGCAAAAGTGGTCTTTCCTGAAAAGGGTGAACCATACAACCACACAACCTTCTTCTGAACCGCTTCAATGTTTCTTCTTTTATTTTCAGGTAAAATCATAAAATCCCATCCTTTCTGACAATAATCTTGATAATCGCAATATCTGCACAACCATCCCTGATTTTTGGGGAATGCTGTTGCTTCAACCATGTGTTTGACCTTGAACAACCAGTCTGTCACTTTGTCCGGGTCATAGTCTATTTCAACAAGCTTTGGTTCTGCTTTGTTGCATTCAGCCTGAATCCTTTTCCTGAATGTCATCAGGTCTTCATCCTTCTTCTGTCTGATGTTCACCTTTGGAACACATAGATAAAACAGTTTTCTGATGTGTTTTCCCGGATTCAGTTTTTCATAATAGTATTTATAAAGATGAATCTGCACACTGTCTTTGTAGTGACTGACATTGTTGGAATATTTGAAATCATATATGTCAAACTGATTTGGGATTTCCTGCTGCATTCCATGCAGTTTCTGTTCAGTCAGAACAGGTGCAAGCAGGTCAATATATCCAACAAAATCTTCATTTTCAATCTTCACTTCATTGAATCCTTCAGGTGCAATCTTCTTTGCCTTTGGAATCAGCATTTCAAGTTTGATTGCTTCATTGATATGGTCATCTGTTATGACCGGGAACTGTCTGAAGTATTCATCTATTGCAGCAGACACATTCTTTTCAAGTCCTGTGTGAAGTGAAGTTCCAAGGAACAATGCATTGTCAGGGTCAGTTGCTTTGACTGTCTTCAGATTGTCCAAATATCGAAGTTTGTACTTGAATGGACAGCTTTCAAAGCATTCCACCCTTGAATGTGACACACGCATATTTTCAACACCACCTACCTTTCAACACTGTGTATATTTCATAGATTTCTTCAATGTTCATTGCGTTGATTGCCCAAATCAACTTCTTGAACCTGTCAAAATCTTTTGGATAAAGCAAAATTCCCATTCCACCTGCTTCATCAATCTTTTTCAAACAGGTCTTCTGAAGGTCTGAAGCCTTTCCATTTGGTGCTTTCAGTTCCAGTCCTATGAACTGACCATCAGCACACACAAGCAGGTCAGGAACACCTGATTTGGTGAATGTACCACCGCCCCAATACTTGATGAACCAACAACCTTCATCCTTCAGGAACTTTTTCACCCTGTTTTCAAAATTCTTTTCTGCTGCTATTTCAAACCACCTTCCTTTCTGACAGGAAATCTGTCTGAATCAAGATAATATTCATCTTTTGATTTGAAGAAGCTGCACTTCTTTTCATTGCAGACATATTCTGATAATGCAGAACACTGAACACCACTGACTTTATCAGCAAACACACAATTCTTTCGTTGCTTATTATTCATCAGAACCACCTTCTTTCAAACAATGCAGGTCACCCTTTTCCATAGCAGTGAAATGTTCACCACTTCTGTGAATGCAGGTTATTCTTTTGCATTTAGAACACTTCTTGTCTTTTCTCCAAAGCTTATATTTTGCCCTAACTCTGCAAACTTCAATTATCTTGTGACCATCAATTCCATTGGACAATTGCTGACCCCATTCAGAAGTGAACCACTTTTCAAGTCTTGCCATTTCTGACTTCTTCTTATCCATGATTGCTTGTTCATAGTCCTGAACTGCCCTGTTGATGATTCCTATTTGCAAATTCACAATACCTTGGTCATTAAATTGGTGTGTGTGTGTCATGCATTTTCACCATCCTTCCTTCTTATTTCCATGTATTCCTTATAGGGAAGACCCATTGAATCTGCTGCAATATGCAGTGCATTTTTCTTTGTTCCAAATGTTCCCCTTTCAGACATCACCGGGATGTTTGGGAAACCAACCTTGTGTGCATACCACCGGGAAGAACCCTTTTCCTTTGATACTGTATAGGTCAACTTCATCACTTCACCTTAAACATCACATAACCTTTCTTTTTGCCTGTGGTCTTTGGATAATCTGCAAGAAGTTCATTGAACAGTTCAGGTTCTTCTTTCTGCATTTTGTCCAAATCAACTGTCTGTTTGCCCGGATTTTCAGCAACCCTTGTGATTGTGATATATTCATTCTCAATCTTCTGAATGGAATATTCATCCATTGCTGCTTCAAGCTTTGACTTGATGTCCTTTTCCTGCTTGTCCAGTGCATCCTTCTGTTTCTTCATTTCTGCAAGGTTCTTGAACATAGCAAGATACTGTTCATTGAACACCGCAAGTTCTTCTTTGGTGAATTCTTCACCTGTCTTCAGTTCAATCATTTCTTTTTATCTCCTTCCATCCTTTGTTGTATTGTCAGGACATCTTGTGAATATTCTGTTTGATATATTCCCATGTCCCACAATTTACCTGCACCATTTTCACCCATGTTATAAGCCATTAAAACCTTGCAAGGGTCATCATATTTTTCAAATAATTTTCGAAGGACAAACACACCACATCTGATGTTGTCTTTTGCATTCAGGAAGTCTGTCACCCCGGTCACATCTGTCAACCATTCAAAGTTGCTTTTGTTTATCTGCATCAATCCATAATCATCTGTTTTGCTGACCACATTGGATTGATACTGTGATTCTTTTTCAATCAGTGCCATGACCAATGTCCAGTCTATGTTGTAGCAGTAGCACAAATTGAAAACATATTCCTGAAGGTCTTCATCCATATCCACATCAAGTGGTGAAAAATCAGGTGCATCTGAACCAACCCAATTCACTTCACCTGTGAACACCCTTCCATCTGCTGTTCCATAGGTCTTTGTATCATCTGTTATCTGAACAGGGTCTTCAGTTCCTGTTGGTTCTGTCTTGTGCCAAATCAGGAATCCCACACATATACCAACCAAGATTCCAAGAATCAGGTCAATTGCAAGAACCATTGCAAATCTTCCTTTCACTGTTTTTGGAAGAATCTTTGTCTGTGGTTTGCTATCCCTGACAATCTTTCTTCCATAGACTTTTTCAGTCCTGTTCATCTTGCCACCACCTTTCCCTGACAACCATTGGAAGCATCAGCAGCATTCCAAAGATTCCCTGAATCACCAACTGTCTGAATGGATAATCAGGTTGAATGTCTGATGTTCCTGCTGTTCCTATCAAGATAAAGAATCCAAGTATGAACATGATGTCAGGTATTTTTCTTAAAAAGTTCATCTGTAAAATCCTTTCTCATTTCCAAGGTCTGCTGAATCTGTTCTTCAACACTTCCCCGGACAATCAACTGATAATAGAAGCAGTGTTCTTTTTGTCCGATTCTGTGAATCCTTTTCTTTGACTGCTCAAACAGTTCAGAAGATAATGGAAGTGTGAAGTATATTATTTTGTTTGCTTTCTGAAGGTTCAGACCCATTGCACCTGCTTGATACTGAATCAAGGTGATGCTGTTGGACTGTTCTTCATATGCTTCCAAATCTTTGTCATGTCCATTGACTTCTGATGTTGGTCTTTCAAGGTCTGCTGCAATCTTCTTTAGTGCATAAAGTTCATCATTGAAGTTGTAAAACACAACCAATCTGTCATTTGTGCTTTCAATCAGGTCTTTGACCGCTTGCAGCTTTTCTGAAGAATACTGACCACACAACTGTCTTTGATAAAGAAGGTCTGTCAGGGATGTATCACCAACCAGTTCAATCCCATCTGATGAGGTCACAACCTTGTCTTTCCTGAACTTCTTGTATTCCTTGGAACTGTTCACCTTTATGTCTGTGAAGGTTTGTTCAGGAAGGTCAAAACCAAATTCTTCTGTTTTCATGAAGACAGCACCATGTTCATGAAGTTTTTTCTTCAACCTGTCAACGTTTTTGTATGGGTCAGACATATCAACCACTTTGATTTCAACACCACCTGCATCAATCTTTTTCCAGTTCACATATTGCCTGTGGTATAGGTCAAGACTGATGTTCCATCCCAACAGGTGAATCTGTGTCCATAGGTTTTCATATTTCCCTGAAGTGGGTGTTCCTGATAAAAGAATCACATTCTTTGGATGTAGCTTTGAAATGAACTTCCATCTTTCAGTCTTCTGATTCTGAATCAAGGAACTTTCATCCAACATCATTGTGAAGTTTTCAAGCTTCTTCAGTGCAGGTCTTCTGAATATCAAATCATAATTGATAACACCAATTCTGACCTTGTACCGGGAATGTTCAAAATAGTCCAAACCATTCTTGTCTGTCAGGTCATAACACCATGCACCTGATTCATCACATTTGGTTTTGTCAATGTAGTAGTCAAAGAAGTGATTCACCCAATCCCTGACCTTTGACTTCTGACAAACTATCAGGATGACCTTTTCATCAAAAGACAATGCCTTTTCTGAACCAATGAAGGTTTTTCCACCACCCATGTCCACGAAGTATGCAACAAGGTTTCTGTCTTTGGTTTCATCAAGCAATTTCTTTTGATGTTCCATCAGTGTCATTGCCATTAAACCACCGCCTGACCAATATATTCATTCAGCTTCTTTGGACTGATATGATATGACCAAACTGTTTTGTTCTTTGCTGCAAATCCAAATGGTGCTGTTCCCATCTGAAGTGCAACCCTGACAAACTGTTCTGATTTTCCAAGCATCTTTGCAGCCTGTTCAACTGATACATTCTTCAATCCTTTTTCTGTATGGTCATTTACTGGAACATCACTGTTCAACCATTCCACTGTGCAATCAAGGAAGTCTGCAATCTGCTTTTGAACCTCTAACTTTGGAACATTCTTCCCTGATATGTACTGACTGACAGAAGACTTTCCTTTGCCGATTGCAGCAGCAAGGGTGGTCTGACTGACCTGTCTTTCAAGCATTGCCTGATTTAATCTACTTGCAAAACTCATTTGTTCTTCACCATCCTTTCTTGTATCTTGTCAAGATACATCCGAAGCAAAAAAAATAGAATCAATGTCTTCAGGTGTTGCCTGATATCTGTTTTTGAATACTTGAATTTCAGCCATGTTAAAATCTGCACCATTCCTTTCATTCAGTTTTGCATTGAATGCCTGAAGGGAAATTCCCATTGCATTTGCAAGGTCTGCCTGATTGTCACCATGTGCCTTCATCTTTCCAACAAATAAATTTTTGTTCATTCTTTCACCCCCTTCCTATAAAGATGTAACACTGTAAGATTCAACAAATGGGTCTGTATTCAACACCTGAATTTCATATTCCAACATATCTTCTGCCATTGGAATATCCCGGCATTCACCATTGATTGTCCATATATGCAACATTACCATCTAACAACCACCTTTCCTGTCCTGCTGTTTCAATGTTTTGTATCTCATCACGATACAAGAAGCATGATAAACCATATATTGTATCTTGTCAAGCAATTTTTGAAATATTTTTTGTAAAAATATCTTGAAAAGTTGCAAAAACATTGATTTTATGCTAATATTCAAGATACAAAAAATCATATGAAAGGTGGTGACCTTGGATGACAATGGGTGAATATATAAAGCAATTAAGAAAAGAACACGACATGACACAAGATGAACTTGGACAAAAGCTTGACCCACCTGTGAACCGGGCAGCCATAAACAAATGGGAAACTGGACAGGTTGAAAATATTAAAAGAACACACATTGAACAGATGTCAAAACTGTTCTTTGTAAAACCTTCAGAACTGATGTGTTTCAATGAACCTGTTGTGGAAGGTGCTTTTCCCATAGAAGAATCAGTTCCAATTCCTGTTCTTGGAAAGGTTGCAGCAGGTGAACCAATACTTGCAGTTGAAAACCAAATTGGAACAGTCAATGTTGACCATTCCAAAACAATTGGTTCTGAACTGTTTGGATTAAGAATCAAAGGTGATTCAATGTCACCAAGGATTCAGGAAGGTGATATTGTGATTGTCAGAAAACAGTCTGATGCAGATTCAGGTGACATTGTGATTGCACTTGTCAATGGTGATGAAGCTGTTTGCAAAAGACTTCAGAAATATGCTGATGGTCTTTCCTTGATTTCCCTGAATCCACAATATGAACCAATGACCTTCACCAAGAAGGATATCAAAGACAAGCCTGTCAAAATAATTGGAAGGGTCATTGAAAACAGACAACAATATTAGTTCAAGGTGGTTCAAGATAAAGTTCAAGGTCAGTTCAAGGTAAAACCTTGATTTTATAGGAAAGTTCAAGCGGTTCAAGGTGATTAGTCATTTATTATATATTAGATAAAATTAACGCAATATTGCACTAAAATAAATAAAATATATAGTAATAGAAAACACCTTGAACCCTTGAACCACCTTGAACCGCAAAAATGAAAGGATGGTGAACAGATATGTTTGGAAAGAAGAAACAAAAACCAATCAAAGTGCTGCATTATGAAGGAATTGAAGGATTTGCTTCTGATTATCCCTGCACTTTGGAACTGACAGATGACACATTGATTATCAAAAGAATCAAACCTGAAACAACTGTGACATTGCCCCTGAACAGAATCAATTCTTTCACTGCAATGGAAGAACCAAGGTTCATGGAAATGTATCATGGTGAAGCAAAAAGGACTGACAAAGGAACAAAGAAATATTATCTTGTCATTCAGTATGACAAAGGAAGACTTGCATTTTGGGGAACTGTTTCTGAATGGGGAAAATTCATTGAACTGCAATCAATGACACCTGAAGAAGCACCAAAAACAATTGAACTTTAAGCAAAAGAAAAAGACCCTGACTGCTGCAATCAATCAGGGTCTATGTATAAACCAAGTCATTTGAAAGGATGGTTCAAAGTGAAATGGTTCTATTTATCATACCATTTTCACCTTGAAAAAACAAGGAAAGAAGGTGGTCTGAATGAAGAATCCCAATGGATATGGTTCGGTTTCAAAGCTGTCCGGGAACAGAAGAAAACCCTTTTGGGTCAGGAAGACAATTGGATGGAATGAAAAAGGTCATCCGATATATGAAACAATTGGATATTGTAAAACAAGGGAAGAAGGGAATATGCTGCTTGCAGACTATAACCGCAACCCTTGGGATGTTGACCGGGTGAAGATAACCCTTCAGGAACTGTTTGACCTGTGGATTGAAAAGAAATCAGGCAAACTTGGAAAGTCCAACCTGTCTTCCCTGAAGTCTGCATATAAACACATCAATAAACTGTCAGGGATGAAATACAAGGACATCAGGTCATATCATATGCAGGACTGCATTGATGGATGTGGTTGTGGATATTCCACCCAAGGTGCAATCAAAAACCTTTGGGGACACCTTGACAGGTTTGCACTTGAACTTGATGTGATAACAAGGATGTATTCAGAACTTCTGACTTCTGACCCTATTCCTGCAACATCAAGGGACAGATTCAGTGATGAAGAAATCCAAAAACTTTGGAAGATGTATGATGAAGTTCAAGAAGGAAAGACCTTCCCTGAAGAACTTCATGCAGAATATATGGATATTGTTTTGATATTTTTATATTCAGGTTTCAGAATTGCTGAACTGTTCAAAATCAAAGCTGAAGATGTTGACCTTGAACAAATGACATTCAAGGGTGGAATCAAGACCAAAGCAGGAAAAGACAGGATTGTTCCAATTCATCCATTGATTAAACCAATTGTCAAAAAATATATGTCTGAAGGTGGAAAATACTTCCTGACAGTCAATGGAAGACATCTGAATCAATCCACATACCGGGAACAGTATTGGAAGCCTGTGATGGAATATTTGAAGATGAAGCATACACCCCATGAATGCAGACACACTTTTGAATCTGTTCTTGATTCCAAGGGTGCAAACAGAAAATGCATTGATTTGATGATGGGTCATGTGTCAAAAGATGTTGGAAACCGGGTGTATAATCACAAGACCCTGAAAGAATTAAAAGAAGCAATTGAACTTCTTGACCGCTTTGAACTTGTGACAGGTTAGTGACAAAACACCCTTGCACCCTTGATTTTTCAAGGGTGCAAAAATGTTATACCACAAAAAAGTTCATTTTACAAAGATTGAAAGTTCAGCATTTTCAAGGGTTTGTTGAACTTTCACTTTGTGTTCAGTGGTCTAAAATCACACCTGTTAGTGACAAGTTAGTGTCAAGCTTTTTCAAGATATTCAGTGGAAACATACCCCTGAAAATTCATGTACTGCACAAGCAACCACTTTACTTTTTTAACAACATTATAATATCCATAGCAATGAACAGTTTCACCCTTCTTGATGGATGTCAGGATGGTATCTTCACCCCCCTGTGTTCCTGCTTCAATCCGAAGGTTCAGACTGGATGCAGTAACCCGGTAAATGCCAACCACACTGTTTGATTTTTCCATTGCTGCCTGAAGTCTTCTTGAAGATGCCTTCTGTGACGAAGCAGAACCGCCCTGTTTCGCCTTCTGTGCATCACCCTTGATATTTTCCCCATTGGATAAAACAATTGCTGTGTGACCGCTTCCAAGAAGGATGTCACCCCTTTTCAGATTCTTGTCTGAAGTCAAATATTTGGAATCTGTCAGAATGGTGAACTTTCCAGTGTTTGACAATGCAGACGCTTCATTGCCTGTGTAAATGTCTTTGGAAACAGGAATTCCTGCTGCATTCACACAAACAGCGACAAGTGCAGAACAATCTGTTTCCACTTTAGTCTTGACCTTTGACAAGTCAAACTTGACCTTCTGTGCAGCAGAAAACAGTGTTGTTCTTTGATATTGGTCATATCCAATGTTATTGTTTGCACAAGCCTGTTCCATTGCTTTTGCAATCTTTTCTGCATGGGTGGAAGTCTTTGGTCTGATGACCTTCAACCAAGGTTTGTTGTACCAAGTTCGGGTGAACACTTCCCTTCCTGTTTGGTCACCTGCCTGACCGCCTGAAGCCTTTCCTCTTTCATCAATACTTGCATGACCGATTTTAACCGACATTTGAATCATCCCTTTCTGCATCTGTATTTGTGGGTTCTGATTTTTTCTTCAGAATCTCAATAGAATTCACAAGAATTGCAGGAACAGGAACACCCATCAATCCTGCATTCTCAATGATACTAATTAGTTCATTTGTTATGATTCCAACCACACAAGCATCCCTGATGATATTTGAACCAATTATCATGTCTAACCTTGCACCAATCAGAACAATCAAAAGTGCCATTCCTTTTCTGCACAATCCTTTGAATCCTGCCCTTGATTCCAATGAACCCTTTTCAGTTTTGTTTGATTTATGGAAAACACCTGCAACAAGTATTCCAGTCAAATAATCAATTCCCATAAAAATAATAAGTGTCATTAAAGCATCATCCCATCCCCCAAACAGGGAAGCGACAAAACCCCCAAAGACACCAATTGCAGCACAAAACCCTTCAAGTTTCATTTTGACTTCACCTGTTCCTTTCTGTGAACCCAACCATTTTCATCAACTTCATATCCATCTGCATCAAGGATTTCATCAATGCCTTCCTTAAACTGTGGATATTTTGCGACAACCTGATTATAGTTCAGTTTTCCTTTTTCCAATCTCATTGCAAAATATGCTGCCATGATTATTCACCCCCATTCATCAGAAGAAAATCAATTGCTTCCTGCATATCATCCAACTGCTGTCCCTGAAGTTTTATGTATTCATCTTTGTCATACTGAACTTCATGATATTCATACAAATCATTAACAGGTTTTCCTTCACTGTCTGTGTCAACCTTGGTGATGTCCGTATGAACATAGACTGTATCTTTTCCCACCACAAGTGGAACAGCCTGAACACCTGAACCCTGAATAATACCCATGTCCTTCATGCTACCAACCTACCTTTCTTTTTCAAAAGCTTGTTTTTATAATCTTCAAAAGCAACAAGTCTTGCTTCTTCAGTCACAAGATGCTGTGTGATAACATCCTTGTAATATCGCAACAGTGAAGGGATAATTGGTTCAATATACTTTTCGTATAATCTCCAAGAATCGCACCACATCAGCCAACCAATATATGAATTGCCTGAACACCATTCACGATAGTTCAGAAGTTTTCCTGCATCCTGTTTTGCTTTTATCTGAATCATTCTCTTTTTCAGCTTCTTGCAGGTTTTCTTTCTTAATAGCTTATAACCAAAGAAAAACCTATATCCAACAAAATCAACACCCCTGATTGCTGTTGGAAACACCTGATGATTTGGTTTGATTTGCAAATCCAAGTTTGTCATCAAATAGTTTTCCATCTGCTGCAACAACCAATGAAGATATTGTCCTGACCAATGGAAAATCACAATGTCATCCATGTATCTGACAACATACTTCACACCCATTTGTTCTTTTAACCAGTGGTCAAAGTATGACAGATAGAAGTTTGCAAGATATTGTGACAGGTATGAACCAATTGGAACACCCTTTTCACCCGGATAACTGTCAATGATTTTGAATAGCAGTTCAAGAACCTTCTTGTCCTTGATTTTCTTCATCAGAAGCTTCTTCAGGATTCTGTGATTGATATTTGGATAGAACTTTGAAATGTCAATCTTCAGACAATACCTGCTTTCAAACTTATTCTTCATATATTTTTCAGTCAGTCTTGATGCTTCTTTGATTCCCCTTCCATAGATGGATGCACAAGTGTGTGAACAGAAGACTTCCATGAAGATGTGTTCAATCTGAAGCATGATTGCCCACTGAATGATTCTGTCCGGGTAATAGGGAAGCTTCATCAGTTCCCTTTCTTTTCCCTTGTCATTTATCATTGAAACAGCATATTCACTGACTTCATATGAACCTGATTTCAGCATTTCCTGAATCTGTCCAAGATAATATTCAGGGTCACTGTCAACCATCTTCACTTCTTTGTAAAAAGTCTTGTCCCTTCTTGCATTAGCGTGTGCAAGATATAGGTTTTCCATTTCATAAATCTTTGGAAATATTTTCCCATACCTTTTCATGTTCTTTGTTGTCCCTTCATATTTTTTGATGTTTTCAAGTTCTGAAGTTTCGGTTCTCAACCTACTAATACAGATTTGATATTTTCTATGTTTTGCCAAGTGGCAAGGTAACAGTACGCACCATTTATTTCAACCCGGATGACCGGGAAGAAAACAAAGGATATATAAAAAAACAATTTCTGAAAACAATAAGTGACCGCTGATATTCGCATTCGCATTCGAAGTGGAATTATTAACATTACAATGGAAAACACCTGCATTATCACTATTACTATAATTACTACTGCCATAGGTGAGTTTCGAAGTATACAAATTACTGTTATCACCTTTTTTATTTGGTCAGAAAAGCATTGTAAAGTGACAAGATGTTCCCCCTTTGTCTGTTGAACACCAGTAATACTGTTACCTACAAATAAAACAGTCACCCATCTGTTAGACAGGTGACTGAAGATATATACTATGAAGCAACCTTGAACTTAATCAAGCGACCGCCGACATTCGCAGTCGCAAACGAAGCGGAATAAGCAACACCACAATGGAAAACACCCGCACTATCACCATAACCATAATAACCACCGCCACAGGCGAGCTTCGAAGCATACAAAGTACCGTAATCACAAAAATAAGTGGTTGCTGAACCGCTGACAGACTTTGCAACAAAGCCTTTTTCAGTTGTTCCCTGAACTTCATTCATGTAATTTCCAATGTCTGCTGTTGCACCCTGACCTTGGTCTGTATAGCCTGAACCAGTGTCATTCATGGAATTGTTGGTGGTCTTTGTCAGAATGTTTCTTGTGGAATTGCTGAAGATTCCATCAATCCATTCATTAATATTTCCCCAAAGGTCTTCAATACCAAGGCATTTGCACTGATATTTTCCTGTTCCTTCACCCCAATCCATGCCTTTTGTATTGGTCTGTCCTGTGGTTGTAGGTGCTGAATTTCCATCAACATATCCCCTACCAACAGCAACCTGTGAATTCAGATGTTTGTACTTCAGAAGGTATGCAGCAATCAGGAATGTTCTGACATAGAATGTCATCTGCTCATATCCTGTTCCCCTTGCATTTGCCTGTGTTCTGAATGTTCCAATGGTCTGATTTCCTGTTGGTGTCTTTCCTGATGAAGAATACAACTTGCTTGATGACACATATGCCTTGTATGCACCAACATAAATATCATCACAATTGTTGTTTGCACCATAACTGTGTGCATAGTATTTGAAACCTTCAGATTCTGCATCAGGATTGTCAGTCATTGAAATGCTGACTGTGTTCCCGGATGTTGAAATCTTCAGTCCCCTTTTAGGGAATTTCACCATGACATCATTTCCAACTGTGGTGATAGGTGCTGAAGTTCCATCTTCAAACTTGGAATAGTCCGAAACTTTCAGGTTTCCAAGTTCATTTCCTGTTGAATCAAGAAGAACAGGTGTCTGACCAATAAAGTCATCCCAATCAGATGAACCTGCTGTCATTCCAACTGCATCATCAGCATAAGAACAACAGGTTGCAGGATTGCTGTTTGTCTTGTCAATGGTGACTGTCATTGTTCTGAATGCCTGTGGTGTTCCTGTGATTCTGTTTGCAACATTGTTATTGACTGCACCTGTGTCTGCATAAGGGAACAACTGGAAATAGTAGGTTGTGCCATTTGTCAGACCATTGACTTCAAAACCATTGGTCTTGTATGCATCAAGAACCTTGTTGTCCACAAGAACCTGTCCATCTTTGACTGATTCAGGAAATGCACCTGCTTTCATAACAAGCTTTGTTCCACCCCAAGTACAGATTGTCTGTCCTTCAATAATGGTGTCACCGGGGTCAGACCACTTGATTGTCAACTTGGTGTTCCCGGTCTTCACTGATAAATCAGAAACATTAGAAGGTGAAACACCGCCACCACCTGTTTCAATGTCCACCCATTCTTCAGTTTCTGTGTTATATACCTGAAGGGTGTCATTGTAATATCTGAATCCATGAACACCATTTTCACCATATATTGAAAGGTCTTCATGGGTGTCAATCTTTCTGTCAATTGCATCCACCTGTTCAATGGTAGGTGTTGCAGCAGGATTGACTTCAATGGTGACCTGACTGGAAACATCAACCTTGGTGTTCAATCTGTAACTGATGCCTGTGACAGTTTTCCCACCATATGCAGGCATATAATCAGGATTTGTTGTGTCAATACTGACTGCATAAAGGATTTCAACATTGTCTGAATCCTTTGCAAACAGACCCAAAGCCTTGACATAATACCCTGTTGCAACAAGGGTGTTATCAAGTGCAGCCATAACCTGAACCTGTGTGGTGTCTGTCCTTTCAACCTTGGAAATAAGTGCTTCCTGCTTCACATCAGCAAGTGAAGTCAGACTTTCCAAAGTTGCCCCTGAATAATCATGGTCAGAACTTTGTATTTTAGTGAATGTTGCTGTGGATGTACCTGCAATCATTCTTGCCATAAGCTGTTGACCTGATTCTGTGATAACTAAATCATTCATCTTTTTTCCACCTTCCTTTTATGTTGTTGCTGTTTCAATGGTTCTTTTGACCATTCTGACCACTGTTCCTGACCCTTTCAGTGTTCCCTGAAGAATGTGTTCAGTGTTCATTTTTGAATCTATTGTGAACTTCCTGTGTGTGACTGTTCCACCTGCCGTGAACAGATTTCCTGTGACATTGTGGACAATCACATTGGAAGAATGCACAAGGATGTTTGCCGGGACTATGTATGACAGAAGATAATCAAGTTCACTGACCTGACCTGCAAGTGGAAGATATGCATTGATTGTCATTTCATAGTTTCCAAAGTCAGGAATCACTTCATAATTCCCTGAACCACAAAGCACTTCCAACTTCTGAAGAAGTGATTTGAATGTGTAGGGAAGTGCATCATTCCACCGGGTGATGACCCTTGAAATTCTTGCTTGAAGGGAATCATCAATGTTTGGTGTGATATGAAGCATTTTTTCAAATCTTGCAATTCCATCTTCATCACAAGACAGGATGAAAAGATTGTCTTTCATCCTGCCTGATTCATCACACTGCAATTGAAATTCAGGATTTTCAGCATCAAGAAGTGATGCAAGTTCCTTGTATTCACGCATAAAAAAAGGGATGTGTCCTTTTAGATTGATTGTTCTATCAGACATTAGTTATCACCCCCAAAATAGGAATTTCATTCCATTCCAGTTCAAGGTTGCTTTCAGAACCATTGATTTCTGTTCCAGTCACATCCAAAACACCTTCAATGTTTGTTATCTTTGAATTGATTTGTGATGTTCTGACAACAGTGTTTTCTTCAGATGCCCAAGATTGACGAAGGGTCAGGAAGTAACCATTCACCGCTTCAGTGATTGCAGCTTCCAACATATTCCAATTATATCCATCTTGGAATGTAATTGATGTTTGGATGTCACAAGTCACTGTGTCTGCTGCTTCAACAGTCACCACATGACCAATTGGTGCAATTCCCTGACCTGTTGCATCTTGTGTTGGGTCAATAGCATTCTGAACCGCTGCAACAAGTGTTGAAGATGCTTTTCCATAGTCTGAATTGATGATTGTCAGTTTGACTGTTCCACCACCATTCCAAACAGGTGTCACCTTGGTAGCACCAACACCTTCAAGGGAATTGGTTTTTTCCAAGTAGTCATCCACATTTCCACCATATGCCTTGGATTCAAATGATGCAAAGTATCTTGCCCGGAACACTTCAGTGTCTTCATCATCTTCACCGGGAATCAGCACTTCTGTCAGTGCTATTGTTTCAAGTCCATCCACATAATCAATTGGAATCAGGTCACCAAGATGTTGATTTCCTTCAGTTCCAACTGTTTCACATTCAGCTTGATAGACACCATCAGAAACCTTTGCTGTGATAACATAGTTCAATTCATCAAGTGAATATCTTGAACCAATTGGGATATCAACTGTTGTTGGTGTGGATTCAACCTTCAGTGTTGCAGGACTTGCTTTCTGTGGTGTGATACCTCTTTCTGCTGCCCTTCTGATTAGATATTCCCTTGTTGCAGTATCTGCAAATGACTGATTCATAATATAATCAAGTTCAATATACATATTCTGAAGTTCAACAGCAGCAGGTGCAAGTGCATCATAAATGATTGAACCTTCCCTTTTGTCATATTCATCAGGAATCCTGTCAAGCATCCTGTCAAGGATATCTTCAAAAGTTATGTCTTCATACATTAGACTTCCACCCCCATTTCTTCTTCAAGGTCACCAAAGATTGTGTGAACAATGAAAGAACAGTGAACATCATGTCTGTTGATGTCAAATTCAAAGCTGTCAACAGAATCAATCCTGTCATCTGCTTCCAGTGCTTCTTTTATCCTTCTTTCAAGTTCCGGGATAACATAAGGCATTGGTTGACCAATCAAGTCCTTCAGTTCAATCCCATAGTCCCATGAATAGATAGGATATTCATATCTTTCTGTGTTCAGAATCTTGAAGATGACCTGTTTCATTGCTTCCAATTCATCAGTTTTGCCCTTCACACGCTGTTCAATGAACATCATTTTATAGTTCAGTGAAGGTTCAATTTCTTCATCAAAATCTTCTGTCAAATCTTCATCATAAGAAGGTAACATATCAATTCACCACCCTATCTATTACCAAATATTGCTGACCGCCTTTCTGCTTCATCATGACAACCTTGTCACCAACTTTCAGTGCATTGTGAATGGTCATTTTGGATTTGCTGATTTCAATATCATGGGTATGTGATGCAAATGCAGCTTCCGCAGAACCACCGCTTTTGGTTTGTGTCTTCCATCCAGTGATGGACACATTCACTTCATAGTCTGTGACATTCCTTGTCAGTGCAAGTTGTGCATCAGTCAGGACAATCTTCTGTGACACCTGAATCTGAAGTGGTGATGCCTTGGTGACAGTTCCAAAAACATAATCAGCAGGTTGACCTGCTTCATTGGTGTTCTTCACCACTTCTTGCATCTGCTTCAGAAATTCTGTCATATCAGGCATTGATTGCACCCCCTTTCAGTGTCAGGGTCATCAGATGCTGACTTTCTTTCCATTCATGTTTGCACTTTTCAACCAACATGAAATTGTTTATCTTGTTACCACCAACAGTCATGCTGACCAAAATCAAAGAACCTGCCCGGACACGATAATCACCCTTGACATTCTTGATTTGCAGCTTCTTTGTTGGTGAATTGTAAAGATTCAACAGTGCATTTGCTTTGTCTTTTCCATTTTCACCCTTCTGAATGGTGTCATACTTCTGAAGAACACCCCATTTGTTGATGTTCTTGGTAGACTTTGCAATGTAAACTTCAGACTTTCCTGATTCCTGATTCTTATATACCAGTTTAATCTGATTATATGTGGAATCATCAATTGAAGATGAATAGTCATAGTTTTCTGCTGATTCATCTGTTATCATCAGGTATTCATCACCCTTGTGAACCTTCATGTCTGATAGATTTTTCAAGGTGATTTTTCCAAAGTCATCATACATGACAAACATTTTGTTCTTGTGCTGCACTGTCAAATCCAAAGCATTTTGAATAATATCAAAAAGGGTGGAATTGTCTTCCACCCTTGATGGGATTTTATACTTTGTATCTGCAATCTTTCCAGTCTGAAGATTGAAGTCTTTTGCAATCATCTTTATGACCTGACCTGCTGTTTTACCTTTATAAACATAGGTGTCTTTGTTCTTCAGATATCGCAGTTGGTCATATGCTGTCACTGTGATGATTTTGTCTTTGTCCATTTTCTTCTTGAATATAAATCCATAGAAGATTTTATGTCCATTGACCTGAAGTCTGACTGCATCCCCTTCAGAAAAGGACAGTGTTTTGTCCTTCACCACTTTGAATTCTAATTGACCGGGTGTTCCCTGTCTTTCAGTAGTCCAAGTGATGCCTTCCTGAATGGGTGGTTGATACATTGTCTTTTTGCTTTGATTATATATCCAAAGTTCAATTTCAACTTTCAAAAATCACACCCCCAATCATGCAGGTGGTATTGTCAGAACATCCCCCGGATATATCAGATTTGGACTTCTGCCTTTGAACAAACTTGAATTTGCATTGTAAATTTTGGTGTATTTTGAACCATCACCATAAAACTTTCTTGCAATTGCCCACAAGCAGTCACCCTTCACCACCGTATATTTTTTATTTTTTGAAGGAACTTCCTTCTTTTTAGGTCTGTCTTTTTTCTTTTTAACCTTCTTCTTTTTCTTCTTTGTCTTGATTTTTGCAGTCTTTGTTTCAAATGGAACATACTGCTTCAATGACAAAGAACAGGTCACATCAAAGCCTTCATCCACTGAATCTTCAGCAGTGTAATCTTCCAAAGTGACAGTGATGTTTGTACTATATAGCACACTACCATTTGGAAGCTGTCTTGAAACAATGAACTGAACCTTTTTCTTTTTGGTCTTCAGCTTTTCGAAGTATTCCAAGAAATGTTTTGCATTCTGAAATCCGTCTGTGTAGCTTGCAAAAGGATATTCCACATTTGGAAGAAGCAGGTCAAAATCAATATCTGTCAGACCTGCTTTCTTCACAATGTTGACTTCCCCTTGGTTTATCAGGTTCAGTGTCTTGTTTTGGTTGTTAATCTTCATTTTGATTGATTCAGGTGGAATTGGCAGCATTGTTTTGTCTAAAAATACATAATATGCCATTAGAAATGCACCCCTTCCGTAGTCTTCACAATTGCTTCTTGAAGTCCTTCAACCATTCCATTCATTAGACCATCAAGGTCTGTTCCTGAAGATACACTGTTGTTATTGCTTTGATTTATTGTGATGTTTGCAGTTGTGAATCTGTTTATCACATCCCTTTCAGCAATATCACGCAAATACTTCAATTCTTCAGTTGTTGTGTCCAGTGCCTTTGCAGCCTTTGCAGTTGAACCTGCTGTGTCACCTGCTGCCTTTCCAAGCTGTCCGGGTGAACCAAGTCCACTTGAAGGAATTGCACCTGCATTATATCCACCACCGCTGAACATATTGGAAGTGTCTATTCCAGTTGAACCTTTTCCACTGAACATATTGGAAACTTTATTGGAAACACCATCACCAAACTTTGCACCATTTGCATATGCATCTGATGCCCAACCTTTGTTGAATGCATTATATGTCTGCATTCCCTTTGATGCAGCAGCACCAACATCTTCATATGAACCTTTTGAATCCTGTGCAGCCTGTGCCTTTGCAGCATAACTGTCTGCTGTTGCTTGAAGACCTGATGCATCAAATTCCACAAATGGAAGTTTTGAAAGTGCAGCAGCAATCTTTGCAATGACTGACATTGCTGTTGATAAAAGGTTATAGAAGAAGGTTTGAATGTTTGCAATGCTGTTCTGAAAAGCAGTTGCCATGTTATGTGCAACAGCCTTTGCACCATTCCAAATTGCCATTGCTATATTAGCAAAGACCATTCCAAGGTTCACAATGAACTGAATGACCACATTTATCCATCCACAAATAACACCAAAGGTTGTCTGTGCAACACCACCTGTGTGTGCAATATAGGATGCAAATGCAATGACCGCTGCAACCGCTGCTATAATAAGCAGAATTATCCAAGTCAAAGGACACGCAAGAAGTGCAGCATTGAAACCATACTGTGCAGCAGTTGCCATGAATGTTGCACCTGATGCCATCATTTCAGCAGCACCTTTGATTCCTGTCACAACAGCACTGATTGCCTGAATTGCATTGTAAATGGTCAATGCAGCAATGTATGCACCAAGTGCAGTCACAATTCCCCAAAGAATAGGTTCAATCACTGCCCAATTATCAGCAATAAATGATGCCACCCCGGATGCAAGTTCCATGATGTTCAGAATGTAAACCGCAACAGTTGCAAGACCTGACAACAGATTCTGAATCATCACTTGGAACTGTTCATTGTTTGCAATCTGATTCACCTTGTCCAAGACAGGTTGCATCTGCATGACCGCTGTGTTTCCCATAGCAGTCCAAAGCTGTCCCCATGTCATAGGCATTTGGTCAAACTTTGCATTGATATCATCAGCACTTGCAAAGATTGCAGCCTTGACAACATCTGCTGAAAGTTCCCCTTCTTTTGCCATTTCCCTGATTTTTCCTATTGGAACATCAAGATAATCAGCAATTGACTGAATCAGGTTTGGTGCTTGTTCAAAGATTGAATTCAATTCATCACCACGCAAGACACCTGAACCCAAAGCCTGTGATAACTGAAGGATTGCATTGGAAGCTTCATCAGTGGAAGCACCTGCAATGGTCATCTGCTTCTGAACCAAGTTTGCAAAGTCCACAACTTCCTGTGTTCCGCTGAATGCATCACCTGCATTGTTTCCGAACCTTGCAACAACATCAGCCATTGCACCAAGTTCAGACCTTGCATTTTGTGCTGAAGCATATATCAGATTCAAGGTTTCCTGTGTTCCCATTGCTGACTTATCAGCCTTTTCAAAGGACTGATTCATCACATTAAGTCTTGCATTGGTGGACACCAGTTCATCAGACATATCCATGACTTTTTTCACTGTCTGAATGGAAGCATATGCAGCAACAGCAGCACCAATCTTCCTGATGAATCCATCCATTGCATTGGAACTGTTGTGAACTTCCCTTGTCACCTGTTCCTGTTCTTCACCAATATGGTTGACCTGTTCCGCTGCTGCTGCAAGTGATGCCCTTGCATTATTTATGGAAGAAGTATCAAAGGAATCATCCATTGACCTTCCAAGGTCTTCAAAAGCATTGATTGTGGATTCAAGGGTGGAAATAACTGACATCATTGGTGCTGACACCCGGTCAACTATCTGTATTGATGTTTGTATTCCTGCCATTTAAGAATCACCGCCTTTTTGCTTTTAGTTTCTTTGCTTCCTTCTTTTCATCTTCAACCCTGATTCTGATGGAAGCGACAACAAAAGCTTTTTCATTCATTTCCATGTTTGCAAATGTGGAAGGAAGTATGTGAAGCTTCTGAAGTGCAAAGTGTGCATAGTTTGCTTCAGCATCTCCTTCCAATATTAGTTTTTTGCTTCTTCAACTTTATCTTCAAGGGAAGTGTCAAAACCATTGAACTTCTGAATGAAATTAGCAAAGTCCTGATATTCACCGGGGTCATCAATCATTGCAAGAATCAGGTCTTCAGGTGTCTTCACACCATAACTGTCCTGAAGCTTTGCATCATAAAGGTTAGGTTCTGCAACTGAAGCAGCACATAATTTTGCAATATACTTGGATGTCAGAAGCTTTGACCTAAACACATTGGGTTTTCCAGTGACAGGAACTTCAATCATGCAATCATCACGCATTCTTTCATTCTCTGCTGTTGTGATGGGTTTGATTGTCCATTCAAGTGGATGTCCCTTTTCGTCTGTCAGCGATTTTGTTGCTGCAAACTTTGTATTTTCCTTTACTTTCTTGTTTTCCTTCATAAATCTTGTGAAATCAGACATGGTTTTCTACCACCTTTCTATTTTGTATTTTTTATAAACAACAGAAGACCCAAGGAAACAGGGTTTCCTGTCCTTGGGTCATCCGTCAAATGCTTATGAATTTGTTGTAAGCATACCATCCAAGATGTTGAATGTTTCAGGCATTTCAAAGTCTTCAAATGTGAAATCAAAATCTTCATCAAGATATTCACCATCTGCATCAAACTTTGCAAGGATGCCACCATCAATATTGCAGTCAAGAAGTGTGACTGTCTGTCTACCTGCTGAAGATGTAGGGTCTTCATTTGAAATCTGCATTTCAAAATAAGTGTCTGCACCTGTGTTCTTGAAATCAAGCATCATCTGTCTGATAATGCTTGTGTTGTAGTGTGCAGTGCAAGAACCTGTTCCCTTCCAACCAGTTGACTTGTTTCCACTTCCTGTCTTTCCAAGAATAGGAACTTCAGACTTTGTTTTCTCAAAGCTTGCTTCAACATTGATTGCCTGCATGAAATTGTATCTGTTGCTTCCAATGGTGATGAAGCATTCAGCCAATCTTGCAGACAGTGTGTCCTTTGCCTTCATTGTGATAGTATTAGCCATTTTTCTTCACCCCTTCCTATTAAGCAACAGTAACTGTCATATACAGACGAACCATTGCATTGACAACAGTGATTGCATCAGATACCACAACAGCCTTCTTTGTGTCACCCTGTGCCACCTGAACATCATCTGCAACAAAGTTTTCAATTGCCCTGATGTCATTCAACTGCTGATGATGCTTCACGATATCAGACCAAAGACTGATTCTTCCTGCATTATCATTTGGAACTGCACCAAGATACTTTGTATTGAACAGAACTGCAATGTCATTTGCAATTTGGTCAATGACCCTGATGGTCTGATTATCCTTGAAGATGTCACCCTTCACATCTGTGATGGTTGTCAGGGAATTGATGTCTTCAAGAACACGAACATCATTGTCAACCTGATGGAATGCAAACTTTCCTGTCTTGATTGCAGATTCAAGCTGTGCCTGTGTGAAGTTCACATCAATGTCATATTCACCAGTGTACTTGGTATTTGTAGCAGACTTGTTGACTGCTGTTCCTGCAACAAGACCTGTGACAAAATAAACCGCTGATGCTTCTTCAGGATAGGTTGTCACACCTTCTGAAGTGGTTGCACCATCCAAGCACTTATTCATGACATTGACAACACCTTCATAATCTGCTGCCTTATCATAAACAACACACTGGAACTTCTTTCCAACAGCATCACGCAATCTTGCAGTAAATGCAGTATAAAGTCCCTTGATTGCATCTGTGGTTGAAATACAACCAAGTGCATTGAATGACTTGGATTCAAAAGCATCCAGTGCAGCCTGATGTGATGTTCCTGTGACTGTTGCATTTGTACCACCTGAAAGTGCAGTTCCTGCTGTTGCAGCAAGTGTTGCTGTGGTGTCAAATGTCACATAATCGTTTGCAACAAGTCCTGCTGCTGAAGCGACTGTCTGAACATCAACAATGGTTGTATCAAGGATTGTTGTGACATCCCACTTGGTGTTGTCATCAACATTTGCAGCAATCTTGATTTTCAAGTCATTGCCCCTTGTACCACCAAAAAGTGCAGTTGCAAATGTGCAGGTTGCTTTTGCACCGCCACCATTCAATCTGTATGCATATAAGGTGTGAATGTTCAGGAACAAATCACGAAGTCCCTTCAACTTTGCACTGTCATATGCATAACCAAAAATCTTCAGGGAATTCTTCTGAAGGTCTGAAGCAGTAACTTCAAAAGCCTTTCCTTCAATTCCCCAATCAAGTTCCAAACCAAGTGCAGCATAACCCCTGTCAGACAAGGTTGCAGATGCACTTGCAGCAGAAACAAAGTTAATATAAGCACCGGGAAGAACTTTGTTCTGTGTCAGGAATGTTCCACCGCCTAAAGCCATATTAGTTCACCTTTCCTTTCATAAAATCAGACACCATGTTTTCCACCTGCTCAATGGACTTTTCTGAATCATCTGTCCAAAGTGCATTGATTGCATCCTGTCTGTTTGCAAATCTATCTGAAGAAAGAATCTGTTCTTTGCTGAAAGTTGCAACAGAACTGATGTCTTTGACTTCTGTTTCTTTTGTTTTAGCCATATTCAATCACCCTTTCATCTTTGTAGAACTTGACAGTGTTTCCATGTATGGTGTGGATTCCTTGTCCTTATAGACATAGAAATCATAATTCACAAAGAAGGACAGAACACCATCAACAATTTCACCATGCATTTCTGTTCCTGCAATCAGACCACCATCTTCATCAAATTCACCATCATGGTGATTGATGTATTCAAGACAATCTTCCAACCTTTCCTGCACATCAAAACATTCAGTCTGAACATCTTCAGATTCAGGAAAATAATGAATGCAGAACTGATTTGTTCTCAAATACCTTTTTCCCCGGAAATGCTCAATGTGAGGATTCAGAAGCACGATTGAAAAACAAGGTTTGTTCATGCCCTGTTCCACAAGCTGTGTGTATATCTCATAGGGTGCAGGTGATGTGTCACCATTGAATTCTGCATCAATCGCAAGACTGATTGCATCAATTATTTCATTTATCATCCGAAAATATCACCCAACTTTCTTTTCAACTTTGCTTCCAAAATCTTTGGTGCAATTGCCTGAATTTCCTGTTCAGAAATAGTCATCATGAATTTACCTTCAACCCATCCATTTCCACCCCTTGTCCTGTGTCCAAATTCCACATACTGTGCATATTCAACAGGGTTTACAATCTCAATCACATAAGTGTTTCCATAGTGGTTCATTTTCAATGACTGTGCATATGCTGCACCGCTTCCCTTTGAACCGCCTGTCCACCCTTTGCGAAGTGTACCGCCTGTTTTCCCTGAACCTTCAGGATATTGACCAACAGGTGTCCTTTTGATGACCTTTGCAAGAAGTCTTGCTGCAAGTTCTTTGCAACATTCTTCCATGAATGCATCCCATTCATTTGGATGCATGGATGTTTCCACTTTTTTCTTGAAATCCTTCAATCCATCAATGTTCACACCCATCAAGACCACCCCTTGAACAGTTCCAAGATGATTTCTTGGTGTGTTTGATATATAGCAGGTTGACCACTGGACTTGTAGTCAGTAGTCTGTCCATGCTGTGTGACAGATATCTTTGAACCTGTCTTGATAGTCACATCAGGTGAAATGAAAAGCTTTGTGACCTGAACAACAGAAGAAGATTCATCTTCCTTTGCATTGATGTCTGTTATTGTTGAATAGGACAATCTGCAAGGTTCGTCTGTCAGGACAGGTACATCAGCAAATGAAGTTGATTTGTTTGGTTTCACAACCTTCTGATGTTCAGTGACTGTGCAAATGCCATCATACAAGGATTCAACTACTTTCCTTGCTTTCACCATTTTAGCTTCCGATAACATACCAAATCACCTTCTTCACCTTCATGCATCAAGAAGTTCAAGAATACATTGAACTTTTCATCATCAGATGTTCCTGTGTCAAAATTGACTGAAGCATCCCCTTCCTTGATGGAAGAAATTGCACCATCAAAATCAAGGTCACCAATGACAAGATTTCCTGATGCTTTGCGACCATTGAAAAATTCACCACATACCCGGTCAACAGCAATCTGAAAAAGACCTTCAGGAACAGATTTGATGTTGCAAGTGTTCTTGATGTGGTTTTCAACCTTCATCATACAAAAACATAATTCCCATGCATCAGTTTCCTGCAATTCATAACCAAAAGAAACAAGCCTGTTCAGAACCGCTTCAAAAAACGATTCTGACAGACTTGTGTTCTGTTCAGCCATTATTGCAGTGATGCTGTCAAGAAGTGTATTCATGCAACATCACCTGCCTTTCTTAACCCTTGGAAACAACCTTGCAAAGTGCAATTGCCTTGTGAGGGATTGCAGTTGTTCCATCATTGATGATGTTCCAGTTCGTACCAGTTGCAAGGTCTGCATTGGAAGCAGAAGCAGTGATGGATGCAGGTTTCTCAAAGGAAATACCATCAACACCGCAAATGTAACGGTCACGAACATAAAGTGTGTCCTGTCCACCATTGGTTTTAGGGTCACGACTCATTTCATAAGGAACTGAATCACCAATATCATCAAGGATGATAGAACCATCACCAAGGATGTATGTGGTGTATGAAGTATCAGCAGCAGTCACTTCATAATATGTTCCAATGTCTGATACATCCGGGGATGCAACAGGTGTGTAAACATAGTTAGGTGAAGAACCGCTTCTTGTGTAGTAGGTCTTGCCATCTACAAGTGCCACATCAGAAGTCTTTGCGTATGCAGTAGGAATCTGACCAGTAGGCATATTGTCATCAATAAGAACCAAGCGACCATTCCAAGTTGCAAGTGCAAGCTGTCTTTCAATTCCATCAGCATCAGTCTGTGTCATGAAAGTAAGAAGCTTCATGTTCTCAAGGTTTGTTGCAACCTCTGAATGCATAACAACAAGTTTGAAGATGTTCTTGTTGTCACCACAAGCCTTCTGAATTGCCTTGTTAAGTGTAGCAGCACCAACCTTTGCATCAGTTTCTGCTGTGATGTCATAAACATGGTTTGCAAGGAACTGTGCAGCAGCATCACCTGCAACTGTACCACCTGTTGTGTCCATGCTGAAGACACCCTGAAGAATAGCAAGAAGCATTCCCTGTTTTACATCAAGTTTGTAGTCAGCAATCTGTGCAGCAACATTGTCCATGAAGTCCACACCTGCTGTGATGTTCTTGCTGAATGACTTTTCAGTCCAACCATCCATTCTTGAAGCCACAATGAATCCCTGCTCATAGGTTGTGGTGTTGGAAGACTGGATGTTTGTTCCACCATCATTGTTCTGTGATGTAGCACCGCTGATTCTTCCAAAGTAAGGAATCCTTGCATATAAAGAACCAGTCTGATTGTTCAGTGCTGCCCTTGCCTGTTCATTAGTGCCAACAGCACCTGACTTTGCAAGTTCGTTTTTTGTAACATTGGGAATCCTGTTTACATAAGCACCAAATGCTTCAGGATTGAATGATTTACTGTCAAATTTTGTGTTCGGCATAATTATTCACCATTATCCTTTCTAAAAATCTAATCTAACTTAACATCAGGATGTTCAGCCATGTATGCAGCCAATTCAGAATAGGTCATCTTGGATGTATCAACAGCCTTGTCCCCATCTTCATTGCCTGATTGACCCGGTTCTGCACCCTTCATTTTGGTCTTGGAACTGTCATTTGCTTCAAACAAATAGGAATCTGACTTCTGAAGGTCTGCAATCTGTTCAGCAAGACCCTTGATTGTGCCATCATCCTGAAGTTTTGCATCTTCAAGACCCTTCAACAATGCCCGGACAGCAATGGTGTTCTTTGCTTTAGCAGCAACCAGTGCAGCATCAACAGCAGCATCCACCTTTAACTGATGGACTTCAGCCTTGTGTGCTTCATCCTTTGCCTTGTTTTCTGTTTGCAGGTCTTCAATCTGCTTCTTCAGTGCATCAACATCACCTTTGGTGTTCTTCAGGGTTTCCAATTGGGTGTCCCTGTCCTTCAATGATTCTTCCAACTTCTTCTTTTCATTGTTGACTTCATCAAATCTTGACTTTGGAATAAATCCCTTCAGTTCATCCTGTGATGCTGTTTCACACTTTGCAGCAAGTTCTGCATCAACCCCAAGTTCCACAAATTGTTCCTTTTTCATAGTTACACATCCTTTCTTGAAATACATTTTTTACCCTGTTCAGTCAGGTTTCATTTCACTTGTTCTTTATCGTCTGCAATACTAAAAAGACGAAAATATATAAAAAACCACCCACCGAAGGTGTACCAAAGTGCAATACTTCTTCCATGCCTTCAATGTGTGGTTTTTTACCAAATCAAAAAGCACCCTGTTTGTCAGGATGCTTTTATACTAATGAATATTATTCAGGAAGTGGCAAAACAGCACCATCCTGAACCATTACATCAATTGTTTCATCAGGAAATTCAACAGAATAATAATGTTCACCATATTCTGTCAATGGTGTGATATTCACAACATCTTCATATTCTTTTTTTATAATACTTTCATCTGTCATGATAATCACCTCACTTCATGGTTGCATTTATCAGGGTCATATCTTTTGTAAGTTCTTTGTCATCAACCCTTAAAAATCCATATCTTCCATTGACACCCCTTGAAAAATAATCACTGACATCATCTTTTGCAGACTGTGGGTCAACATATCGAATTATACCATTTTCTTTTTCCGCAATGAAAACATGGGCTGTTCTTGATGTTGACCATTTAATATAAATAATATATCTTGCATTGTCAGGTGCTTTTGTTAATTCATCTTTTATCTGCTTTTCTGTTTGATTATAGGTAAATTGGGGAACATTTCCTTGCTTGTCAACAAAACATTCATTACCCCATTTAATTTTACCACCCCTTTTGGGTTTTGGCAATGCTTCAACATCAAATCCCCTTCTTCTGTATTCATAAGTTTGAACACATCTTTGGCAATTTACACGATATTGACCGCCCTGTGAAAAGTTTGGATTTACACCTTGTAAAGCATCAGTGATGTTCATATTTGCACCCCTTGTTTTGCCACCTATCACTGAAACACCCGGTTTCATTGCCAACAACTTTTCAATTTCTTTTTGTGTTTCAATGAACCTTTCCTTTTCAGGTTCATCACCAAACCATTCATCAACAGAACCCCAAGTGTTTACTACTTCATCATAAGTTCCATAATCAGAAAGTTCTTTTTGTTCTTTTCTTAATTCTTTTATTCTTTTGTCAATTTCTTTTTCTGATAAAACAGTTTCTAAAACATCAGATGCAGTGAAATCTTTCTTGCTTCCACCATCAACAAAAGCTTCCTTCCACTTGTGATATGTGGTGTTTGCCGGGACATAATAGGTTTTGCCTGATTCTTCATCCCTTGCTGCCCTTTCACCAACAGAACCAAAGTCATAATCAAAATATGGACAGGTCACTGACCTGCACCAAGGATGGAAGGGTGGTGCTGTGACACCCGGTTCATAGTCCTTCATATCAAAGTGTTCACCATCCATGT